GCCGTGTTGCCGATCTGCCTGGGTTGCCAGATGACACGGGTGGTCCTGGTGCCAAGCGGTGATCCGGTGATGCTGGCCGAGCCTACAACGGCCAGCGTCTACGGATTCGATTCTGATAAGAAGCTGTTGTGGCCATCTAAGGTGGTATTGCCGGCAGGTTGGTACGTTTTACCGAAGAACTGATATGGGAACACCACTCACAGGCAGTAGCGTTGCATCGACCTACACTGGCCTACTCAAGAACTCCGACAACTCCACCGTAGGCGCAACGCTCAAAGCCATCAGCGACGGCAGCGGCAATGACTCCGCACTCCAAGTCTCCAACGCCGCAGTCAATACCACCGGAGACTTCAGCGTAGCCACTAACAAGCTCACAGTGGCCTCTGCAAGCGGCAACACGGCTGTTGCGGGTACTTTGGCTGTCACCGGGGCTACCAACCTCTCAAGCCTCATTACAAGCGGTGCAGCGACCATAGGCGGTGCGCTCAATGTCACCGGAGCAACCACGCTCACGGGTAATCTTACGGTACCGGGAAACCTCGCGGTCACGGGAACCTCCACACTGACCGGTGCCACCGCTGTTACCGGTACTCTCGGAGTCGCGGGAGCAAGCACACTAGCAAGCGTTGGCGTGACTGGAGCCGCTACCGTTGGGACTACTCTCGGGGTCACGGGAGCGACCTCATTGGCCAGTGTTACAGTGGGAACAACTCTCGGGGTAACCGGAGCAGCCACGTTAGCCAGTGTCGGTGTCACAGGTGCTGCTACGGTTGGAACAACCCTTGGCGTCACTGGAGCTACTACCTTGGCTAGTCTTGGTGTTACAGGTGCAGCAACCGTTGGAACTACACTGGGTGTAACCGGCAATACCACGCTGACTGGTGATCTCGCAGCCAATGGTAACACCACTCTTGGAAATGCCGGCACCGACACGCTGACGCTCAACTCTGACAACATCACGACTCCCAACGTATCGACTGTTGCAATCGATTCCGCAAACGACAAGATTTTCATTCAAGATGCAACAGACAATAATGTAAGGCTTGTAGTTTCAAGCTCGGTAACAACTACCAAAGCGGTATACTCTGAGAAAATATCAAACACTCAGTTTTTCACTTTTTCTGGCATAACAAACGTTTATCCTTATAACGCAAACGGTGGGTCTCAATTTCAATACACACACACATTCAAGACTATTGGTAATACGGCTATTATCAGTATGTCGGTTCCGGTTAAAGTAGCAACCTCGTCTCAGGTGTATTTGATTATTGCGGATGGATCTTCGGTTCCTAGTATTGCAAATGTTATTGCATGCGGAATTGCAAGTGTTGGTTCCGCAAACGGTGAAACAACAATCAGCTTTTCAACAAAATTTGTTTCAACGTCTTTGTCTCATACTTTTTATATATGGGCTGCTGGAAGTGGTACTACCGCAACTTACAACACTTACACTCCATCTGGTGGTTTGCCTGGTTATTTTTATCCAAATTCAATCTTCAGTCTGATTGAAACCGCATGAAACCCTCCGAAGCAGCCCAAGCGGCTTGCGACAAGTTGTCGTTCACAGACTCGGCCACCATCGCGTTGGCCAAGAAGTTCTGTATCCGCCGCTACTCGATGATCTGGGATTCCTGCCTGTGGAACGATACCCTCGGCATTATCTCTCATCCGGTAACCGCCGGCACTGAGATCGTCACCCTATCCGATTACGTCACCTCCGCCTACGCTTCAGGGACCGGTTACAATACCTTCATCGACTTTCCCGTAGCCATCCGCTTCACGGTCACCGGAGATACCGATGGCATCGAAGTACCCGCCGCGGAATGGGTCTCATTCTTCCAGCTCGATCCCAACACCTGGAACAACGTCGATAGCCGTAAAGCCACCCCCGGCAACTTTGTTAACTGGACCCGGCTCATTGGAGGAGCTTATGGCGAGGCCGGTGTTCCCCGCATCAAGCTCGTTCCCACGCCCAATGCCGATGGCACCCTGTTTATCCTTGCCAAGAAACAATCGCAGATGCGGCAGTTCGGTGAGGCGGTCACCATCTCAAACGATACCAACTTCGAGCTGCGAGGCGTAGAGAACGCTCTAATGGCCTACACTGAAGGCGATCTCCTCGAATACTCTCGGCAGTACGGTAAAGCCCAAGCCAAGTTCCAAGAGGGAGCCGCTCAGGTCGCCATCATGAAAGACATGGAACGCGGCCAACAACAGCAAATCAGCCGCATCATCCCAGATAGCTTGTACGATTACACGTTCCAAGACATCCTGTAATCCGCCATGCCATTCCAATCCTCAGATGCTCTCGATGACCAGATGCTTCTGGATGGAAGCACTGGGTTTTCAACCGGCGTAATTTCAGCCACTCGTCCCGATGGCATTCCTGCGACCAGCATGGAATCGGCCATCAACATGGACTATGACGACTTCGGCAATCTCGTTACGCGACTAGGAACCGTTTCACTGGCAGGCAACAGCATCACCGCCAACTGGGAGGACATCATCACCAACTGGGAGTCAACGACTTCCAACTTTGGCAGTAACCTTCCAATCAACGCGACGGTATTGTCCGGTTTCTACTTCGACACAGCCGCATCCGAACGTCTCGTCATCGCTGTTAATGACCTTAGCACCTCCACCAAAAGCCTCTACTTCGGATCACCCGGCGTTTCCTACAACCTGATTTCGGGTTCAACGCTCAACGCTTCCGCTTCCTACGTCTATTTTGCACAATTAAATGACAAATTGTTTTATTCGGACGGTCTCGGAACGCTAAAGTACGTCTCCAGCGCGAACCTCAACAGCTCCACAACAGCCGGCAAGATCAGCCGCATCGATGTGATCAATCAGGGGTCCGGTCATAACTCTGTCCCCACAATAACCATCTCCGCGCCTCCCAGCGGCATCACGGCTACGGCCACTGCGGTTGTTGCTAACGATGGTAATCTCGTATTCATAACGATCATCAATCCCGGCAGCGGTTATGTTACCGCTCCCACAGTCTCCATTTCTCCAGCAAACCAATCCAACGCCGTAGCCTTTGTATCGCTCACGCCTCCTGCCAAGCCGATCTATCTAACCACCCATACCAATCGGTTGTTCGCAGTTTCCGCGGATACATCCATCCAGCCCGATACCCTCTACTTCTCGGATATCCTCGATGGAGAATCCTGGGATCCTCTCGGGTCTCTTCGGATCGGTGGCGATGGCGATCCCATCAAGGGACTCTACTCTTGGTTCGGCTATCAACTCATCGTCTTCAAGGAACGCTCTATTTGGAGCGTAAATGCCGATCCTTCGCAGGATGCAGCCGATTGGACCATATCACTCATCAGCGGCAATATCGGCTGCTCATCGCACCGGTCCATCACCGCGGTTGGTCCTGACGTATTCTTCCTATCCCGAGATGGCATCCGATCTCTCCAGCAGATCCAAGCCGGTACCCAGACTAGCGTAGGTCTCGCGCTCTCCAGCCCGATCAACGATCTCATCAGTCGAATCGACAAGACCAAGCTCGACCTCTGCGACGGTGTATTCTGGAACAACCGATATCTGTTGGCGGTTCCGTTCGTTGCCGAAGAACCAGCGATCCTTGGAATCGAAAGCGAGTACGCGCTCCTGACCGAGAACAGCCTCGATATCGCCCTCGAAGGTGCGCTCAACGAGAACAACGCGGTCATCGTCTACCACTCACTGGCCCGCTCTTGGCTTGGTTACTGGGACAACTGGATCGTTAACGACTTCATCCCAACCTCGTTCTCAACATTTGGACCCGTCCTCATGTTTGCCGGCGACATCATCTCGGTGTCAGCGGGAGCGGGCCAGGTCTGGTCATTCAACGATTACCTCCCGAACAGCCGGTTGTCGCCGGTCTCAAGCTCCGCGTACACCGATGGGGGTGCGAATTACGAATCCACGGTTATCACCAAGGCTTACAACCTCAACGAACCTATCCCCGACAAGATTGGGTACAGCGTCCAGTTCGCCTTCGATAACCCGTACACTACCGCCACCACGACCGCCGCAGTGTCGTTGGCCAAGGATATGTCGGACACATTCGTGACGCTCGATTCCGCGCTGGCGATCACCTCAAGCCAGAAGTTCCTGAAGGCTTACAACCTGATCAGCCAAGGCCGCTGGAATACTTTGCAATTCAAGGTAACCGCAGACGCTGGTCGCTTGTCTCTGCAATCCACAATTCTCTCCGGATTCGTCGATTCTGTGCGTCCTCAGCAATGACCGCACATCCAACAAACATTGAAGCGGCCAAGCTATTGCGAGAGCATTGGCCAACTTGCTCCTCATGGTCTGAAGATCAAATCCTCAACTGGATCGGGATCTTCAACGCCAAGAAGCTGATTGGCATTGTGAAGAACGAGGAAGGAAAGTGCGTCGGTGTGGGAGCTGTTCGGTTCC